GGTATATAGATTATAATACAATGTTCGAGAAGAGTTTCTTGGAACCAATTAAACAAATTATCGAAGGTCTTGGTTGGAAGACCGAAGTAACCGCATCACTGGAGGATTTATTTACATGAGCGATTTGATTGATAGAATTAAAAAGAACAGCACTATCAAAGAGACTAATGTTCTCTCTGAGAGTAAGTTGTTTAGTACGAAGGATCTAATTCAGACTGCAGTTCCTGCGCTGAACGTTGCGCTTTCGGGTAAGTTGGACGGTGGTCTAACGCCAGGATTGACCATCTTCGCTGGTCCATCGAAGCACTTTAAGACTGCATTCGCGATGATGCTAGTCAAGAGTTTCTTGGATAAGTATGACGATGGTGTTGTCTTGTTTTATGACTCGGAGTTTGGTGCTCCGCAGTCCTACTTTGAGAACTTTGGTATTGATACCAACAAGGTTATTCATACTCCTATTACTGACATTGAGCAGTTGAAGCATGATATCATGAAGCAAGTCAATGAACTTGAACGCAAGGATCGTGTCATGATTGTTGTTGACTCGGTTGGTAACCTTGCTTCTAAGAAAGAAGTTGATGATGCCCTAGATGGTAAGTCGGTTGCAGATATGACTCGTGCTAAGCAGATGAAGTCGCTGTTCCGTATGATTACTCCACATCTTACCATCAAGGATATTCCTATGGTCGTGGTCAATCACACTTATATGGAAATTGGTATGTTCCCCAAGGCAATCGTCTCTGGTGGTACGGGCATCTACTACTCCGCTGATAACATCTTCATCATCGGTCGTCAGCAGGAAAAGACTGGAACTGAGGTTGTTGGTTACAACTTTATCATCAACGTTGAGAAGTCTCGTTACGTTCGTGAGAAGTCAAAGATCCCAATTGAAGTTACCTTTGAAGGTGGTATCAGTAAGTGGTCTGGTCTACTTGACATGGCGCTTGAGTCTGGTCACGTGGTTAAACCTAGTAATGGTTGGTATCAGCGAGTTGATGAAGAAAAGAAGTATCGCCTGAATGATACATATAACAAGGAATTCTGGTTGCCAGTCCTTACTGATAAGACATTCGCTGATTGGATTGAAGGTCGCTATCGTATGGCAGGTGGACAAATGATGGAGAATGAAAATGTGGACATTTCTGACGAAGATATTTCGGAAGACTACGAAAACCTGTAACTCTTGTGGATGCGGGATCGATATAAAAAACGATCCCGCACTCTGTTTGCATGGTGAAGAAAATGGTATTCCTTTCGAGACATACGTTTGTGAACCATGCTGTGAAAAGATTTGCGCTGAATATGACCCTGATTTTGAGGATATAAACATTGTTGAAGAAGATTGAGACAATAATTCTAAGTAAAATGTTCTCGGACGAAGATTATACTCGCAAGATTATTCCTTTCTTGCGTGATGAATATTTCCATGATAGTTCTGAACGTAAACTGTTCAACTACATGAATGCGTTCATTGTCAAGTATAATTCTCTCCCAACTATTGAGGCGATTGAGATTGCCGCACAAAATGATACTACTGTAAATGAAAATGAGTTTAAGAATCTAAACGAGAAATTGACTCAAATGGATTCAGATCTTGAAGTTAATTCTAGTTGGTTGCTCGAGGAAACTGAGAAGTTCTGTAAGGACAAAGCAGTCTATAATGCAATCATGAAGTCTATTCAGATTATTGATGGCGGAGACAAAGAGCATTCTCAGGATGGTATCCCTTCCATTCTACAGGAAGCACTCGGGATTTGTTTCGATAATAACGTTGGTCACGATTATCTTCTCAATTCTGATGCTCGATTCGAATTCTATCATCGCAAAGAAAATAAACTGCCATTCGATCTTGAAATGTTTAATAAGATTACTGATGGTGGACTTCCCAATAAGACTCTGAATATCGCACTCGCTGGTACTGGTGTTGGTAAGTCTTTGTTTATGTGTCATATGGCAGCAGGAGCATTGGCACAGGGTAAGAATGTTCTTTATATCACTCTAGAAATGAGTGAAGAAAAGATTGCTGAACGTATCGATGCAAACATGATGAATGTAAACATTGGTGAGTTGAAGGATCTTTCTAAGTCTATGTTCGACAATCGTATCGAGAAAATTCGAAATAAAACTGAGGGTAAGTTGATTGTTAAGGAATATCCCACTGCCAGTGCGCACGTTGGACATTTCAAGGCACTACTAAATGAGTTGATGTTGAAGCGCAACTTTGCTCCAGATATTGTGTTCGTCGATTATCTTAACATCTGTGCGTCGAGTAGGTTCAAGCCAGGAGCAGGTGTAAACTCATACACATATGTGAAAGCGATTGCTGAAGAACTTCGTGGGTTTGCGGTCGAGTTTGATCTTCCTATTATGTCTGCCACTCAAACAACTCGTGGTGGTTATGCTAACAGTGATGTCGATATTACTGATACTTCTGAGTCTTTCGGTCTGCCAGCAACTGCCGACTTGATGTTTGCTCTCATCTCTACTGAAGAACTCGAGAAAATGGGGCAACTAATGGTCAAGCAGTTGAAAAATCGCTACAATGATCCAGGACTAAATAAGAGGTTCATGGTTGGTATCGATCGTGGTAAGATGCGTCTGTATGATTTAGAAGAATCTGCCCAAAAGGGAATTATGGATTCAGGTCAAGACGATCTACCAGTGTTCGAGAAAACCACAATCGGTCAACGTCAACGAGACATGTCAAAGTTTAACTTCTAATGAATTTTATCGAATCATACCCTAATGCTCTAAGCATCGAAAAGTGTCAGCAAGTCTGTGACAGAATGGACGATATCATCTTTCGTCCAGATCCAGGTGATTCCTGCATTTTATCAGATGATGCATCCAGAACAGACTGGAACATCTTTACTGGTAGATATGGTTCTTTGAAATCATCCGAAGATTCTGTTATTGATGCAGTCCATGCTGGTTGGAGACAGTACAACAAGCAGTATGGCGCTGCTGGTCGAGCATTCTTAGAAGTCTTCAATCCTGGATGGAAATTTCAGAAATCAGAAACTGGTGGAGGGTTTCATGTATGGCATTCTGAACAGGGTTCTGGGAAACACAGAGGTAGGTTTGGTGTCTGGATGTTATATCTAAACACTGTGGATGAAGGTGGCAAGACCGAGTTTAAATACCAAGACCTAGCAATTAAACCAGAGGCAGGAACTTTGCTTATTTGGCCAGCAGCATATACTCATTCTCATCGCGCAGCACGTGATCTTGTCGGAAATAAGTATATCGCTACTGGTTGGTTTGACTTTCCAGAAAAGGTAGATGTTCGATAAAAAACACTTGACTTTTCCTTTCAAGTGCGGTATAAGTAATACTCAATGAAAGGAAATTGAACATGGCTATTTTTTACGATGACGGTAATGCTAAAATCGGTAAGGGTGTTTTTAATTATAATAAATTTAATGCCAATGGCGCTTGGGTTGGTCACCAATATAATCTTTTTATTTTGAACCTGATCGCTCAACGTTCTGATGATCGTAACGAGAAGTGTCAGGCTCTGAAAGAAGTTCCAATCGCCGAGCGAAAAATTGCCTACGCTGAACGTCATCCTAATTTCGAGGAAGATTTTGCGAAGTCAGTTTTGTTTCGTGAATATAAAATCCGTGCCTAAATACCCATTGGTGCCATAGCTCAGCTGGATAGAGCAAGAGCCTTCTAAGCTCTAGGTCGTAGGTTCGAATCCTACTGGTATCACCATTTTTTAAGGAATGAATATGACTGAAGTAACTAATGAAGAACTAAATCTCAAGTTGGTTGTAACGACCTCCCTCTGGGCAAACTCTGCGACTGATGATATGCCACTTTGGAAAACAGTTGGTGCCAAGGAATATGTCATTGCTCGGTTCACCGCTGAACCAACTCTCGAAGAACTCGGCAAGGCATGTGAATCAAAACGCCACCTTATCGAAACTCATACTAAGCAGTTCCACGAAACTCTCTCGGGGTGGCAACTGTATCTGGATCAGAATCTTACTCATAATGAGTATCTTCAGTATAGTCTAACTGAGCAGGTTGAATTTCCCGCCATCGATCTAACCGAAATTGATGCAAGTGCGGAACTCCAACAGATCGTTGGATGAACCAATTCACAATAATCCATACTTACTATAACGACCGAACACTTCTCGAGACACAAATCGAGAGATGGAACGTTTACAACACCCCGATCAAGATTATCCTAATCGACGATGGATCCCAAGAGGTTCCCGCCGAGGAAGTCTTTCGGGGTGTTACATTTTCAGACAACATAGATCTCTCAGTATATAAAGTCACCAAGGATATTGGATTCAACAGTCATGGTTGCCGCAATCTTGGTGCCATGCTTGCTAATACTGAGTGGTTGTTGTTCCTTGATATTGATTATACAATCCAACCCTCTGAACTGCGCAGATTGCAAACAGAAGAACTTGATCCTCTGAAATTGTATGAGATTAATGCTCGCTACAAAGGTCGCGGTGATCCCTATGTTGCACTCAATCAGTTTGTTATCTCAAAGAAACTGTTTGTGGAATCTGAGGGTTATGATGAATCGTGGGTTCCATTTCATTTTGGTGACCGAGAATTCTTAGGCAGACTTGCCGATATAAGTGAAAAAGTAAATCTTGACTGGGTGGTTCTTACTTGTCGTCGTGGTGGTAGAAAGGGGGTCATTGATGATACTGCTACCATCCCAGTATATGATGATGAGAAGATGATATTCTATACAAGAAAATTTGATCCAAATACAATAGAAAGAGTTCCATCTCGTATAAACTTCCCTTGGAAAAAAGTGTTTTAATAAATACTAACGGTGATTGCCTACCGATTACCAACGGTGTACCCGTAGTAAACACATTCTCTTAGCGAGAAAACATAGTAAAAGTCGGAGTAACGTAGGCATTTTTATTATAAATAGAGAGATACTTTGAACAGGAATCCCATGTTATCATTTACCCAATATCTCTCTGAAGCATCTATCCGACAGGGTCTCCCACACCTGCATTCCTCACCGACACCTGCAGGTGGACAAACTCCGTCGCTGTCTACGCATGAGTTTGAGAAAACTACTCAAGGCGGTAAAGTCCACATCCATCATGTAACTGAAAAGACCGATGGTCAAACGTTTAAGTTTGGGCATGACGAAAATGGATTCTACACACAACACTCAGGTTCTGGTAGCGATCGAATTAGAACTGGTGCAGGACATATTGAACGAGCAAAACGCAGAGCATCTGAGACTGGTAAGGAATATGATCCTACTGGTCCAACAGCAATGTCTAAGTTCCACGATGCTCTACACTCAAACAGCGCACTGCAGAATCATCTGGCAAAACATTATGAGAAGCATGGCGAAGTTGCTGTCAGCGGCGAAGCATTTAATCGCTCGCTCGCTCGTCCTGGAGATAAGAAAGATGAAGTGAAGTTTGTTCATACTTCCTATTCCACGAAGGGAATGGGTAAGCAAGGTTCATTTATCATTCACTCTAAGATGCCGACGAATCAGCAACACGATCCTGAACACTTTAAGAACAATTTGTCGGATGATAATATAAAATTCGATCATGATATTATTAAGCACACGCCATCGCATGTCGATGTCAAAGATGAAGTAGCAGATTTCCATAAACTCAATCATGAGTTGATCAATACCAGAACAGTTCCTAAGAACAAACAAGCAAAACTCGCTGAGATTGAAAAGTTTAATAACATCAAAAAGCGTGTTAGTGCTAAGGTTTCTGCGCATCTTGGCGAAAAGAAAATCAAGAACAAATTTGGATCTGGTACTGAAGGATTGGTTGTTCACCCATCACCTGCTAACCCAGAGGCGACTCGCTTCAAGGCAATCAATCCAAAATTCAAAGAAGCGAAATCTTCTTCTACTCTATCGTTTGGAAAAAATAATGAAAAGTTTTAAGTTCTTTCTAAACGAGGGTGGAAATATCAAAGTTGGACCAAAGGGGCAAGAAACTTCTGCTGCTCCATTTCCAATCCAACATGATACCAGAGCAGTGCGCAGAACAGATGTTCACACAGCGCTGAGTAAAGTACACGATGCGTTTCACAAAGAGCATGGCGAACATCTGTTTGGTGCAGATAAAACTCACCTGAAGACAGGTCACGTCTATTCAGGTTCTTCGCGTGATTTCATGGGAAATCATATTGACGACCACGAATTTGCTAGATATAAACCACATGTCGGCGATGTCGACGTTCAGGTCAGTCACGATCATAAAGACAAACTAGCATCAACTCTAGCAACAGGTAAGAAATTTGGTAACTATACCGTAGCAGGAACTAAGAAACACGGTAACGAAATCTCTGCAGTAATGCGCCACGAGAATGGTGAACACCATCAATTCGACTTCGAAGGTGTGCATAATCCAGGATCTGAAACTGATAGGTTCCTACATTCTTCTAACTGGGAAGATACCAAGGCAGGTATTAAAGGTGTGCATCACAAGATGCTTATCAATGCAGCAGCAGGATCGACTCATAAGTTTTCGATCTCACATGGTCTGCGTTCTAGAACAGATGATAAAGATATTGGTGTGCAGCATCCAGATGAGATATCGAAACAACTATTTGGTGCTACTGCAGAACACAAAAAGATTGATTCATTTAAGGGTGTGGCAGAATTAATCAAGAAGCATATTCCAAAGTCACAACACCAAGAAATATATGACAAGTTTAAAGCAGGTGTTGCTACCAAGAAAGGTATGGACCACGGTTCTGCTCTCGAGCATCTACGCAGTCATCTCGGTGTTAGTGATCGTGCTAACGAATCATACATTGAGGAAGAAGCAGAACAGCATGCTCACGTAGCATTTATGGGGGCATCCCCTCATACTCATATGGGTCATCATATTGATGTTGTTGGCGGAATGGGTGCTGGTAAGAAGCATGTTGGTTTGTCTGGTAAGTCAGATGTGTTTTCTGATAAAGAAAGAGAACATATTGCCAATAAACAGTCAAACGGTGCTGCTGAATTCAAGGTCGAAAAGTCTGCTGGTCAAACGGTAGGTCGTGCATTTCATTCGTTGAGCGGTCCAAAGAAAGTATTACATCTTCACTTCGGACACGATCGCAAGGAAATGGCGGAACGTCTAAAGAACTCAATTGAATCTGGTAAGATTCCCGAACTTAATGGTGAGAAACCACATAGAGTAGAAATCCATTATCCAAAAGACGAAAACCGTTCACATGGTATGTCAGGAACAAAGATGCGCAACGCAGCAGCATCAGGCGACGAAAAGACATACAAACATCATCTCGGTTCCAACTTCTCCGATGCAGAATCAAAAAGCATTATGGATCGTTCAAGGGTTGGAATTCTTGCTGGTAAAGTCAAATTAAAAAGGTAATAACCCATGGGTAAATTTCTAACATACATTAAAGATATGATGTCAGAAAATGGCAATCCGTCCTCTAAGCGCATGGTAGCAGTTGTTGCTACTCTACTTATTGCTATCGGTTACATTGCAAATCTATTCTGGGACTTCACCATTGAAGAGTTTATCTTTAACGGTGTAATGTATATTGTTATCGGTACTCTTGGTATTACTGGAGTTGAGAAGTTCGCTCCTAAGAAACCAACTAAGAAATCTGAAGAAGAATAAGGAATTAAATATGTTCGGTATGATCCCATTACCATATAAGTTACTAGCAGGTGCTGCCTTAATACTTGGTGTTTTTGTTTATGGATACATGAAGGGATCTGCTTATGCTGATGCAGAACTTGCTAGATTCTCTGCTAGAGCAAGTGAACAAGTTGCAGAACTAGAGAGAAAGAATTCAGAGATTAGTAATAATGTAGTTACTGAATATGTTGATAGAACAAACACAATTAGAGAGAAAGAATATGTTTATGTTGATGCCGCTAAAGACAATGTTCCTAGTCAGTCTGTTATGTCTAACGGCTGGGTGTTCACGCACGACATTAGTGCCAGTGCCAGTGATGCCGACGCCACCAGAAGTTCTGATGCGTCCCCCTCAGCAATTAAAGACACTGATGCCCTCATCGGAATCATCCGCAACTACGCCATCTGCCAATCCAACTCGGTCCAACTAACGGAACTTCAACGTTGGATAAACGAGAACAAGGAAGCAGTTGACGCGATGGCGAAAGAAAAGAAAAAGAAGTAATGCCGTATGATTTTTTTCCATCTTCAGAGAAGGATATTGATTCGACTCTGACAGGTTACAAACACAACCAAACGTATCGCGACAATTGTAAAGCAGTATTTAATTTTCTGCGTAAAAAATATCCGAAGATCGATAAACCTATTAATATCAATCTCGATGTGCCAAAAATCAATGTTGTTCGCGCTATCAAGGGTTCTCTTACTGAACAGCAAATCTTAACTCAGTCAGGTGTTACACAACCATTTAAAGTAAAATTTGGAGATGGGTCTGCTGGCAACAGAGGTGCTAAAAATCGCGGCAATGCTTTCGAAGATCAATTCACCCAAGCATTGATGGACTGGCGAGAAGGCGAGACTGTTGGTATTGATAGAATGATTCTAGAAACCATTGAAGGTTTAGATAAAACTTATGGTATTGGAGAGGGTTCTAATTTCAAGGCGCAGGCAGTCGGTGGAGATAATACCAAACGACCTCTTTCATTTATTGGTGGAATTAAATTATCTAATACCAAAGGAACGGGTAATGATATTGGCGAAGCAGTTACCGATGTTACTGTGACATGGAAAGATAAGAATAATATTGCACAGACATTATTTCTCAGTTTGAAATTCCAAAACACTGTTACGTTCTTTAATGTTGGTGTTAAAACTATTCTTACCAAAAAAGAAATTCAATCAGGTTCTATCTCCAATAAAGATGGTCAGGCACTATTAGATCTATTTAAAATTGATCATAAGAAATTCTGCGATATCTTTAACGGAACTGGTACAAGTGAAACAGTAACAGTAACTTCCCCTAATCGTCTCGCACTAGAGACTCTGTTGGAATCTGGTATTGGATATGGATACCACGTTGTCCATAAATTTCCTGGAAAAATTAAGTCATATAAAGTCGATTCCATCTATATGCAGCAAGCAGCAAATGTTATGTCGCAAACTATCTACTATGGTGGTAAGACTGGTAAAGGTAAGAGAATTGACATTGTGATTGTCAGTCCTAAGTATGAATTTAAATTGAACATTCGAGACTCTCAAGGTACTGATGGATATCCAACTCGTTTGATGTGCGATTTTAAATACAAGCAGTAATTATTATAAATATAGGAAACGACTGGAGAGTATACCCCAATTATGACCGATTCACCACCTTGGAAAGAAGATCCTAAAAACCCAACTCGTAAGTCTAGCGAGAAGCGTAAGGACAAGTATGGCAACGAGATTAAGAACGTTGCCAAGCACCTCGCACGCAAGGCGATGAATTCGGTCAAGGAAGCAGCCGTTAAGAATGCGGCAGTTGCAAAAAAAGCAGGTGCGAAACTAAAGATGGATCCAGATACTGGAACACCTGATCATTTCACTGCTGCTCAAAGACGCAAAAAAGGTTTACCTGAAGAAACTGAACACGACAATTGCGGAACTCCAGAGTGCTGTGGTCAATGTGATGCAGAAGAAGTCGAAGAAGCAGCAGCATACCAACCTTCTGCTGCATACCAAGCTTCTCGCAACGCCAATCCTTATGCTAAACAACACCAAGATTCTATTGACAGACGCAACGCCAGCATCAAACGATCTCGGGATGCTGTTGCAGAAAGGCAACGCAAGAAAGCAGAGGAACTGCGCAGTGGTCTAAAGACAGTCAAAGAAGAAGTTGAGGGTAAGGTCTACTCTGTTCACGTCAAGGGCGATAGTAAGGATCACAACTCACCAGAGTTTAAAAAGCACCTAAAGGGATGGGGCGGTGAATTACACTACGCTTCTGATAAAGGCGCTGCGTATAAATTTAAGAAAGATTATCAAGCGACTGGATTTCATCATGGTGTTAAATCTGGATTCAAAAGTCTTGATTCGGAACACGATGGTCAGGTTAAAGAAGAACTCGGCAAGAGCAACGAATGGGGAACTGATGCTCTCCGCCAGAAGTATGCTGCTATGACTCCTGGACAAGAAGGTCTTGCTGCGAAAAAGATTCCAACATTCGATCCTCGTTACGATGGTGTCCCGACACGGTATAATGGTGGTATTCAGAAAGAAGAAACTCTCTCAGAAATTTCCGCAAGGGGTGCTATTGCTCGCCAAAATTTTAGAGCAAAAATCCAAAAGGTTCTTTCGGATCCAAAGGCAATCGCTAAAGCAAAGAAAAATGTCGCTAAGAAAAAAGCAGCAGAAGCAGATGTCCCTAAGAATCTGGTCCACCAACTGCACAAGTCTCAGTCGATTAATGCCAAGGTAAAGTTCTATGATGGTAAAGAGCACGAAATTGCTCCTAATCATCATGACAAGTTTATGAACAAGTACCATGGTTTGAAGTCTTCGATCGAAAAAGAATCGCTAGTCAAGCGTGCACATAAGTCACACGACGATTTCCTCAAAGCAATTCACGAACAATTTGCTGACTTTAGTCAGGAAAAACCTAACACAGATTCCATCAGTCCAGCAAACTATCCAACTCCACCAGTTCGCGATGATATGATGGACTACAATAGCGACGATCGTCACGACGAATATGATATGCTCGCAATCGAAAATGATGTTACTGCTGAAATCGAAAACGCTGAGTGGGAAGATCTGATTGACTATTATGATTACGAAGATCTGAACTACGAAGATTCTGATGAGGATATCGCTGAAGGTATTACTCCACAAGGTCGTCTGAAGAAGCGTTTCAATATGATGAGAACAAAGGGTCGTCGTAATCTTGCAAGAAACATGGCGCTGAAGCGTGTTGCAACTCCTGATCGTATTAAGTCGAGATCCGTTCGTGCTGCTCGTAATATGGTTTATAGTAGAGTTCTTCGTGGGCGTGATCGTTCTTCGCTTTCTGCTTCTGAGAAGACAAGATTAGAAGGAATGGTAAAGCGCATGGCACCGATGGTCGGTAGACTTTCCCTTCGTCTTCAGCAAAAAGAACGTATGATCGATCGTAATAGAATCAACAATAGAAATAAAAGAAAGAAAAGGTAATGCATTCTTTCGCAGAATTTGTCGTTGAAACAGAAAAGACTGGGTGCACTTGTTGGACTGGTTACAAACGTAAACCAGGAACTAAAGCATGTGAGAAGGGTTCTTGCATCAAAGAAGCAGCAGTTGACGGTAAGGGGCACAAGTCCTCTACTGGTGGGTTGACTCAAAAGGGTCGTGACCACTATAATAGACAGTCTGGTGGTAATCTACAGGCACCTGTAACTACTCCTCCTTCTAAGTTAAAGGCAGGTAGTAAAGCAGCAGGTCGTCGTAAGAGTTTCTGTGCTAGAATGTCTGGTGTAGAAGGTCCAATGAAAGACGAAAAGGGTCGCCCGACTCGTAAAGCATTAGCATTAAGAAAGTGGAATTGTTAACATGGACGAGTTGGTAACATCAATGAAGATCGTATTCGCAAATACTTTTGCGATGTATTTCAAAGCGCATGGTCATCACTGGAACGTAGAAGGTAAAGACTTCTCTCAGTTGCATGATTTCTTTTCAAATCTTTATTTGGAATTGTTCGCTGCAGTAGATGTTATCGCTGAACAGATTCGTGCACTAGATGACTATGCCCCATATAATATGACTGAGTTGGCATCTACAACTACAGTTAAAGAGTCAAATATTTACGGCGTTGATGTTTCGGGGATGGTTGCAGATCTTATCGATGCTAATGTTTCCGTAATTGAAGCATTAAATACGGCACATAAACTTGCTGATGCAGACGGTAATCGGGGTCTTGTAAATCTTATTGAAGAACGTCTAGATATTCATGCAAAACATGCGTGGATGCTACGAGCGACCTCAAAATAATATAAATATAGAAAAGATTAGAGGAATATCAAATGAGTCTAGAAAGAACAATCAGAGATACTGTCATTGCTGAATCGCAAGATTTAGATGGTCGTCTTCAGCAACTAGTTCGCGCTGGTCTGATGCCAGCGAATACCATTCCGATTCTTCGCAAGGCAATTGTCAAGGTACAGGGTGGTATGACACTTCAGGGTGCTGAGCGTGATGTCATGGCAAACTTCATTAACTCGATGATGTTTATTGTTCTTGGTGACGATGCCATCTTCAATCGTGCTCGTGCTGGTGCTAAGGGTTATGCTACTGAAGAAACTGAACTCGACGAAAATGCTCCTATCGTTGCTCACCTGACCAAACGTTATGGTGATAACATTCGTAAGAGTCATGTTATGTCTGCTGCCAAGGACTTCGGTGTCGATGCATCGAAGTTAGCGAAAGCAGTACGTACTAAGTTGGGCAAAAATATGCTTGACGAAGAAGATGATGGCTGGTATACCCATTCTCAGATGCACGGTTCAAAGAAAAGTGAAAAGCACCCAAAGGGTATTTCGGCGGATGAATGGAAATCTGGTATTAGATGGCATCATGGTAAGAACAAAAGAATTAATATCAAGGAAGCAAAAGAAAAGACAGAGTATGACTACGAAGGTGACATGGCAATGGGTCAACTGAAGTCAATCATTGCTAACTCGCAACGTATGCATGATATGCTTTCCGATGACACCAATCTTCCTGAGTGGGTTCAGTCGAAGATTACTTTGGCAGAAGATTACATCTCAACCGCCAGCAACTATATGCAAGGCGAGATGAGCGAAGAAACTGTAAATGAATATGCCGCATTAGCAGGGGTAGCAGGTAGAATGATTGCATCAAAACTTGCTAAAAACGCAGGTGCTGGTGTTGCTACTCGCGTTATGTCTGGTGCCGCTGGATCTATTGCTGCAAAATCCGCAGTAAAGAAGTTTTCGCCCACTAAAGAAACCAACGAAGAAACAATCGAAGAAAAGCGTGGACTGTGGGATAACATTCATGCCAAGCGTAAGCGCATTAAGGGTGGTTCAGGTGAGCGTATGCGTAAACCTGGAAGCGAAGGCGCACCAACTGCTGCAGATTTGAAGGCATCTCAGACTGAAGAAGTCGATCTCGAAGAAGCAACATATTTTGTTCATACAGCTTATAATGCACATCATGTCAACGAAAAAATTCCCACTGGTAAAAAAGATGCGGGGGGGCAGGCATTGATGACATCAAAAGTAGTCAAATCGTTTCCTTATGGTGACTCTCAATCGAAGCAAACATCTTCTGACCAGCACAAGGCTGCACATGCTCATGCTAAAAAACTGAATGCTGGTATGAAAGAAGAAGTCGAGCAGGTTGATGAGATCTCTTCTGATATGGCGTATCGCTATCTAAGAGGGAAACGCGAAAGAGATTACAACATCAGCGCAGATGGTAAATCGGCGTCAACGAAGAAACCAATGACGTATGATAAGATGAACAAAGACGCAAAGAGTTCTATCCGTGCGCTCAGAACAATTGAGAAGTCTAAGAAACTAACTAAAGAAGATATTGAAGCAGTAAAGTCGATGCATGAGTCTTATAAGAACACATTCAATGCTGCTCTAGAACATTATAACATCAAGTCTCCCTCGGAACTTGGTGAAGATAAACGAAAAGAATTTTTCAACCACGTAGATCAAAAATTTAAAAAGGGAGACAATTAATGTCAGCTTGGGGTAATAAAGACGATAAGACATCGGCAGGAACGGTAACTCTTACTGCTCCCGCTATCACATTCAATGGTGCAACTGGACATGCCGCTGGAGTATATACTTCTGCCGCACATCCATTCCAACTTGGTGATGCTGTTGCATATGCAAACGGCGGAGGAACCTCTGTTGTTGGTCTAACATCTGGTAGCACATATTATGTAACTAATGTTACTACAGATACTTTTATGGTTGCTGCTACTGAAGAAGGTGCACTACATAATTTTCCAACCGCAATCGCCTCAACAGACGGGTCAGGTGCTTCACATACCTTCACACTAAGTCTAGATTACGGTCGCGGCACTCTAACAGGCGACGGAACTAACTTCGATCCTGCTCTTGCAGTCGGTGATGTTGTTCGTGTTGGTAACCAGGAAATGATTGCTATTGCTGTTGCCAGCGACACAGTTGCTACAGTAATTAATGCGAATCCAGGATCAGTTCTTACTGTATTCTCTGCTCAAGAATATACAATTAGTGAAAAACCAACATCTGTTGCTTCGGTTTCGACAACAGATTTCCAATCAACTCAAGTCTTTGGTGTTGATAACACTGAAATTAGTGTTGGTGGTGACAATGTTGCCTCGGTTGCTTTGATCCAAGGCGGAGCACGTTACCTTGAAGTTCCTCCAGTTACCTTCTCTGGTGGTGGCGGAGCATCTGCTGCTGCAACTGCTTCCATCGCAGGTGGATTAGTAACGGCAGTCACAGTAACAAATACTGGTTCGTCATATGAAACTGTGCCAACTGTTGCTATTGCGAAACCTCGCCGTGTTATTCCTACTTCTGGAATTACTGCTGCTACTGATACTATTGCTTATACTGCACATGGTTTAGTTGCCAATGAAGAAGTTAAGTATGTCAATGGTGGTGGCGCTTCTGCTACTGGTTTAACTACAGCAACATCTTACTTTGTTGCCACTGCTGGTCTAACTGCTAACGCATTCGAAGTTAAGGCAGCAGCTGGTACTGGTACTCTTGTTGCCACTGTTGCTACTTCTGGTACTGCTGGTCAGTTTACTTGTGGTGCATCAACTCTTGCAGTTGGTGATCGTCTTACAATTACTGGTACACTTGCAGGTACAGGCACTATTACTGGATACACATCAGGAACAACATATAAGGTTTCTGCCGTAACTGGAACCTCACCAAATGTTACTGGATTTACTCTAACGACTGAAGCTGCTGTCGCAATTGTAACTACTGCTGGTACTCTAACTGGTCTAACCTATATAACTGAAACAGTTATTGATATCAGTGCTACAGGCAACAATGCTCAGTACTTTGAAATCCAAGCATCTGCTGATCAAGCAACTGCAACTGCTGCCAAGGGTACTGGTGAAACTGGTACTTCTGCCGCTCACTCTGGTTGGGTGCAGCGCACAGTTGGAACTGGTGCCTACGCTGGTCGTGTGAAGTATGAAGTTCTTGTAGCACTCTCTAAGAATGCGATTGCATCTAGCGATGCTGCTGATGATATTGAATTCCCAGACGCATAAGGCATTAAACAATGGCAGATAGCAAACTTTCAGCGTTAACAACAGCGTCAACGCTTGTTTCTACAGACTTAATGTATGTTGTTAAACCAGCAACATCACCATATGATCACAAAGTGACTGTTGCTAATCTGTTTGGTGGTATTCCAGTTTCTGTGGTTCTAAATAGCAAACTGGTATTGAGTGGCACTACGCAGACTTTAACGTCTGCGGGTGCTATCAATGTGACTGCTCTAATAACTAAAATCACTTCACCCGATGGACCTGGAACACTTACCATCGCAGATGGTGTAGAGGGTCAAGTTAAAGTTGTTGTTATGATATCAAACAGTGGAGGACATAATCTAACTATCAGTTCTAATATTGGACATAGTTCTATTGTGTTTAATTCAGCAGGTGACACTGCTAATTTGATTTTTCTGAGTGGTAATTGGTATTTCCTTGGAGGGACGGCAACGGTATCATAATATGATTAATGAATTGAATGAAGAAACTTTTTTAATGTTCGCAATTAAACATTATGATAATCCTGGATGTACTGGCATTTCAGATTTACAGGAAGATTTGAAACGTTTTGTTTATCTCCGAAGATTATTAACGCGATACGAAAATACTAATGTTCTCAACGAACGTCTTATCATAAATCATTTGTTGGTTCTATATAATGTGTTTAATCAAGCAGCGACAGATATGATAGTTTATAAACTCTCTGATTTGATGCCTCTAATTAAACCTTTTCTGTTATTCTTAAACCGAATGCAAGATAATGAACTGCCAGATGTTTTTATGGATTATACGATCGTTAACAAGTTAAGAGGGATTTAATGGCAAGGTTTGTCGATGCAATCATAACATATCGTATTTTACGTATGTTAACAACATCATTTACCGAGACTGATGCATATCGTCTCGGTATTATTGATGCGCATGGCACTGTCATTAGAAAAGAAGCAGATCTTGGAACGGAAGAAGAAAGAGAATCATTTACTCTTTTACATCGCATGGTCTTTAGATTGAAGAGAATTCTAAATAAAGTACCATTTGTAAATAGTAAATTCCTTGCTTTCGCCACTGCGTTGGCACTTATCAGAGAAAACGTCGAGTATGACGAGGATATTCTAGAAGAAATTTTTTATATGACGATGGAGCAAGACGAAACTAAATCCCTCGCAGAACAATTGGAATTTAATACAATGTTATCATTCAAAGATTTCATCTCCGAAGATGGTATGGGTGTTGCAGGTGGTGCTATTGCTGGTATCGGCATAAATAATCCAAGCATTCCAAACCAAGCGGAACCTGGAGTTTCTAAAGCTGCTCAAAAGAAGTATCGCAAAAAGAATACAATTATTAGAAGGAAGTAATATGAAGGGATTATTAAACTTTGTTTCGGTATCGAAAGAAGTCAATACTCTAGAGGAACTAGAGATTGAAAAGGGCAAAGTCCAAATCATGATTATGAAGATGGCGGCGCTCACTTTGGGTTCCATAATGCTATCTGTTGTTGTTATGATGTTGATTGGTATGTTTATGCCAAATGATATTATTGACAATAATGAAATTTTTAAGATCATTGGTCCAGCATTCTCGATGATTGTCGGTGCATTTGTTGGCGCATTTGCTACGATGATGAACATGAAGGTTACTGAATTCGATCCGAACGTCAAGGTTCAAGAACTCGGCAAGACTGATTATAAGCATCTCGCAGAAGCGCACACTGAACATGCTAAGGCAGAGTCGATTGAGGCAGACAATGAAATTAAACTGATGGCAGCGATCGATAAGTATAAAGACAGCGACGACGACTTCGGTCCATTCTAAGGAGTAGATAATGACACAACTAACTGAACATTTTACTCTCGGAGAAATGATTGTATCGCCAACCGCAAAGCGTCTTGGTATTCCTAACACACCTACTGCTGCACACATTGAGAACATGCGTTACTGCTGCGAAAAGATTCTCGAACCTGTTCGCGCTAAGTTTGGTCCAGTAACAATCAACTCATCATATCGCGCACCACTTGTCAATAAGGCAGTTGGTGGATCTAAAACATCTCAGCATGTTAATGGTCAAGCAATTGACTTTGAAGTCAAGGGTGTGGACAATAAGAAGGTTGCTGACTGGGTTGCTGACAATCTAGAGTTTGACCAAGTCATCCTAGAATTCTATGCTGCTGGTGACAAGAACTCTGGTTGGGTTCATGCTTCTATTAAGAAGGAAGGCGGAAACCGCAAGCAGCGTCTGGTTGCTACTAAATCTAAGGCAAGTGGAACAAAATATACTCCTGTTAAAGATTTTGATCCGCGTACAACCAAAGAAGCAGGTGCTCCTGCCGTTCAAGCAGTCGCGCAGGTTGCTAAGGCAGCAGTCCAAGCACCAACTGTTACTGGTCTCGGACCAATGCAATCACTACAAGCAAAATGTGGTGTCTCTGCTGATGGTAAATGGGGTCCAGGAACATTCAAAGCAGCGAAGGGTTACTTTAAACTATCGACGGCACAAGCAGCACACTTCTTCGGTCAGTGCGCTCACGAGTCGGGTGGTTTCAAAGTGTTCTCTGAGAATCTAAACTATTCAGATAAGGGTCTGAATGGCATCTTCAAGAAGTACTTCCCAACAATCGCATCGACTGCAGGGTATGCTCGCAAACCAGAGAAGATTGCTAACAAGGTCTATGCTAATCGCATGGGCAATGGACCAGAGTCATCGGGTGATGGGTATAAGTTCCGTGGTCGTGGACCAATCCAGTTAACTGGTAAGAGTAACTACACTCAATTCGCTCAAGACATCGGTCGTCCTGATGTTGTAACAAATCCTGACGTCGTTGCAACAGAACTCGCATTCGAGTCAGCACTATGGTTCTTTAACAAGAACGGTCTGTTCGCAATCGCTGCTAAGGGTGTAACCGATGCAGTTATTGGTCAGATTACTCGTCGTGTAAATGGTGGAACGCATGGTCTAGATGACCGCATTAAGAAAACTAAACAATTCGCAGCATGGGGATAACAGATATGTTTAACAAGATTAAAGAACTCATCAAAACTCTATTTGGTTTTGCAGATACAAATAAAGATGGTAAAATAGACGTTGCTGAACTTACTGCTGTTGTCGATAAGGCAGAAGCAGAAGTAGCGGTTGTCAAAGAAGTAGTCAAGAAAATCCGCAAGACAAAAGCAAAGTAAATGGTAGAGTTAGAAACTAAAGTCGCGATTCTAGAACACGACCTGAAGCAAATGCAGGTCGTGTTCGGTCGTCTAGATACCGTAATAGAAAAGATGACTGATGTTTCTAACTCAATCAATAAAATGCTTGTCGTGCACGATTTAAAACTAAACGGACAAGAAGCTGTAAATAAAGATCTCTACGATGCGATGGAAGTCCATCGTAGAGAATCCACTGAAAACAATAAAGAACTTCATTCTCGCATAACAACCACAACGAGAGAACTCTCGGATAAGGTTGATCAGACTGAAGATAAAATCATGGCATCGATCAAAGAACTCAAGGGATCGGTCGATAAAGAAGAAGAAAAAAACAAAAAACGTATTGAACAATTGGAAAGAACCAAGTATATTATGATCGGTGGTGGTTTGGTACTGGGTGCACTTATAACGAAAATTCTTCCTGTATTGTTAAAGTTTTTTCAATAAATCCCTTTACTTCCACCCCATAATGGGGTATAACTG